GTTAGCGATGAACTTGGCGTGCTCAGAGATGACCTTGTCCGTCAGGCGACGGGAGCGCACCTGAAGCTCGGGGAGCTTCTCGCCGTTGGACCCGGAGGCACCTCCGACCGCATACCCTGTTGTAGGCACCTCGGAGTCGTGTAGTCTGCGAGAGGCACCACCAGTCCGACCCACGGACTGGGCCCGGAACTGAGTGTCATTGAGGACGGACATAATGCCTTCGTGGTCTAGTGAGACGTTGCCGCCGTCACCGCACCGCGCTGTAGTCACAGGGCGCGGGGATGGCGCTGGAGGCATGCTCTGGGCTGCGACGTGCTGGTGCGGCTGGAGCGGTTCGGAATCGTCCGATCCGGAAGCGGCAGCGTTGGACGAGCCCCTGCATGGGTCTAGTGAGCCTGCTGCGACGACCGTGGGCCGTGAGGGCTCTTAGGCTCTGGAATCAGGGCCTGGACGTCTGAGGTCTTCTTCCCGCTCGCCCATCCCGCGTCGAACTCACCCACGTGGGGACGCAGACGACCGCGTCGGCGGTCATCGATACGCCGGGCCTTACCGGTGGTCATCAGCCGTTCCGGAAGTCTCTGAAGCCGCTCGCAGATGGCACCAGAACGGTGTTGCGCTGCGTCTGGGACGCCTCTGCGGCGTTGGCCTGGTAGAGGACCGCCGTCGGGTGCAGAGACGCTCCTAGGTGCTCCTGGACGTTCGGGCGGTGGCTCGCGGTGGCTGCCTCAAGGAATCCGCCCTTGGACTGGCCGGTCTTCTTCACCGAGCGACCCCGAATCACGGGCGCGGCCTTGACGCTGCTCGCGGCAGAGGTGCCCATGGTTGGGCGGTTGCCCGTGCCGATGTTCTTCGCCATCTAAATGTGTCTCCTACAACTGGCGGTACGGGGTCTCTAGCCACGTACGCTGCTGCCAGGTATCCGGCGACTGGCCGTTAACCGAGGAGAGCATTCCGCCGCCGTAGAGACGTCGCGACTGATCTTGAGCGGACATCCCTATGCCTGAAGACATGAAAGGCTGCAGCACAGAGGTAGGCCGGAAATAGCCACCTGCATGCTGCTGCATGGTGTGGAACTGGGTGGAATATGCACCACCGAGAAACTCACCCGTACGGTCTTCTGGCATCTGGACCTTCTAAAGCGCTCACAGTCCAGTGTAGGGGCTACGCCGGGAATACTCGGAGGACGACGGCGGAGATCTCTTGACCGTCCGGCATGGTTACCGTGTCGAATCCGGGGCGGAAATAGAGGACGAGTCCTCGGGTGCCTACGAAAGACTGGGCGATGGCTGCGGCTTTGACGGCCTGGTTTACGGCTGCTGCTCCGATGGCCCGAAGGACCACCTTCTTGCCGTCATATACGGCGTGGCTAATAGCCGAGGCGAGTGAGCTGGCTGACGACGTGTTCTTGACGCGGAGAATAGTCTCGTCTCCGGCGGCTCCCATTACTGGATCCATGTAGTACTCCTGGTTGTGTTCCTACATGAATGGTAAACGCCGGAGAGCCCCCGCCGTAAACGACGAGGGCCCTGCGACCATCTACGGAGAGGTGATCCTTCGGAGAAGCTCCAGCAGAGCACCTAGCTCCATTGTCACAAACTGTTTTCGTGGGTCCGTAGTCCCCCGCCGTTTGTGGACCACAACACCAGGTTCCACTCCAGCGTTGATCGCCTCAGCCGTGGCCTCGTCGACCCAGACACCCAGACTCATGGTCTTGTGGTTCTTTGCCTCCAAGGTGATTGGTGCGCCTGGCATGTTGAAGTCACCACGGTCGAGCGCTCCATGCAGGGCCCGGCGTTCGGTTCCTGGGTAATACTCCTGAAGCAGAGGCAGCAGACTGCTCTCGAAGGCCGTGCCTTTTTGCTTCGCCCGGTTCACCACAGAAATGGGTCCAGATGGTGAGCCACCGTGGCCTGCAGCTCGGACAGGCTTGAGCCGTTGTTGACGAGAACGTAGTCGATCAGCTTCTCGTCAAGAGGAATCTCGGAGCTGTGGTCGTTGACAGCCTGGACGCCAGGACGTACCACTCTCCAGATCTCCACGTCATGGTCGAAGTACTGATGGATGCCGATTGCCTCGTTAGGGAAGCGGACGTCGGTGAAGACGTACCTCTCGCCAGGCTCCAGTGAGTCCAGCAGGGCGTCGACCCACACGTTGGCGTGAATCAGCTCACGACCGACTTCGGTACCCATGACCTGCAGCAAGCGACGGATCTCTGGGTGGCGCTTCTTCGCCTCGTCCCAGCCCTCCTCGTCGACGATCTCCTGGAGGCGGAAGGCCTTGGGCCAACGCTCATTGGGTCCGATGGTGATCCATGGGTTGAGCCGATAGACCGCCTCGCGAAGGATGTCTGCGAAGGAGGCTCGCTTGTACCCGTACTCGGCCAATACTTGGGCTGTTGTGTCCTTTCCGGACTGTGCAAACCCGGTCAGGCCGATGGCTAGTGGAAGAGGGGTCATCAGAACTTCCTGCCGTGCAGGTAGGGCCGAGTCTCGTTGTACGCCGTCTTCAGGTCCACCATCGCCGCGATGTCGATGCCCACGATTTCCGCGAGGTCGAGGATGCGGATGAGGGCGTCAGCCAGCTCGACGGGGAAGCCCTCCGGCTTGTCAGGCTCTTCGGACTTGTAATAGACCTCTGTAGGCCCATGGCCCGAGCGGATCTCGTCCTGTGCCTCCGCCAGCTCGCTGACGATTAGCATCAGCTTCGTGTCGATGCTGTTGATCTCGGCCGCGTGGAATCCGTGGTCTTCGGAGACCTTCCATACGTCGTACTGCCATTCGGTAAGCGTCTTACTCATGTTCCGGGTGCTACGCCAATCTTGGGAAGAAGTGATTGCTTAGGGTGGTCCTGCACGACAGGCAGGTTCATGATTCGGGAACGGACGGCGACAATCTGCTGGTTGCGTCTTGTCTCCATAGCTTGGAGTTGCGGAAGACCGGTGCCATATGGCTGCGGCCCGAGCCAGGAAGTCTGTTCGATGAGAGGAGTGATAGCCACGACGAGGTCAGAGGTGTCACTCGACTGCTTCTGATATTTCGCCTCAGTCGTGTTCAGTTTCGCCCTGGTGCTCGCAAGCTCCTGAGTCACTTCCTGGAGATCGAACGCGATGGCGTTCAGCTTGCTCTGCTGCCACACAACACCCGCGTAGAGGACGATTACGGTGAGAACGAGCGCGATAATCACGGCCTGCTCACCAGCTCGCCGATAATGCAGCGTCCTAGCCAGTCGTAGCCGACGACCTTGTAGACGTAGCCCTTCAGACGGATCTTGCTACCGTCCTCACTCATCAAGTCCTCGCTCAGAATCTCAGTAGAGAATCCAGCGACACGGGGTGCGTCGAGCACCTCCCACTCCCTAACCGGGTGCGTCTCTCGAATGGTGACGGATCCGTACTCACGCATTGGCTGCCTGCTTGCGGAGCATCTTCTCGATCTTCTTCAGCGCACCCGCGTGTTTACGACGAAGAGAACGGTTGGTGTTGTGAGGACCGGCGATGTACTCGACGGTCACGGCAGTCTGCTCCGCTTCGAGCAGCCACTGTGGTTTGAAGCTCATCCTGTCGTCACTCCACCGACTGCATTGTCGCGTTGGGCCGCTTGCTGCGCATGTCGGCGGTCATTCAGGTCCTCCCACATCTTGCTGCGGGACATGGGGGAGGCGTCTAGTTGCTGAGTAGGCTCCGTCGGTGAGTATTGGAATATCGCAGGCCAGCCAACCAACTGGTCACCGAATCGGTTGTTATACCCACAGTGCATGCAGAAGCTACACGCGTTCGACGAACCAGGCGTACCCGAGAACGCGAAGTAGCCGTCGTAACCACAGGAGGGGCAGTCGCCGTCACGAGTCACGTGCATCGCCGTAGTTCTCTCCTTCACGTCGAGAAGCGCGGTCAGCCTTGCTACTTCGGCCTGCAGGCGCTGATTCTCGTCCTGGAGAGTGCTGATGTGTGAGGTGGTGTCGAAAGTGCTCTGGAGTAGCTTTTCAAGCCTTCCCAGTTCCTTGCGTTTGATGATCAAGTGGTTCTCCAAATAGCGATTGATGGTTTGCGACAACCGGCGTGGACCCATAGCTCTTTCACTTGGTCGTGACTCCAGCCGTCTTTCGTGTTGATGCAGACGCAGTAAGGCTTGGTTGTGCGGCGGATGACCTTACGCACTCCAGCGGTTCGCCCTGCCGTCTCTGTCGTTCCTTCCAACTCTCCGTGTCAGCTCTCTTGAGATGAGGGCACTCTTGCGCTCCTCGTTTGCATACAGGGCCTGGTTGAGCTTCCTGAAGGCGTAGGAGGTGTGGTACTTCTCCTGGGCCGCAAGGAAGTCCGGATCCTCGTACTGGCGCGCCTTTGCTGCCGTGACGGTCTTCTCCGTCTTGTTGGCTATGGCGTTAAGCGCTCGGAACTTGTCGAGTACGTACTCGTCGTACTTCTCGTCGACCTCTGCCGCTGCTAGCTGTGTCCCTATCCACTCGCACCACTTCGTGCTGTGGTTGAACAGAGTCATCAGCCGACTGTCGTCTAGTTCGGTGAGGTCGTCCGGCAGTTCTGGCCGTTCCACCGTCGGACGCGTCGGCATGTCGAGCCCGCGTAGTTCGAGCTGACGCTTTGCCTCCAGACTCTTGATGCCCATCTGAAGCGTCGCGTTCGGTGTCCGTCGTTGAATCGCGCGTACCACTTGGTAGCTCCCAGCAGAGTGTTCGGAACTGACACGACTGGCAGACCTTGGTCTCCGGTCCATCCACGTGTTCAGGACGTGGAGGAGTCGTGCCGTGCTTGAGGTGGAACTTGATGTCGAGTGCCTTGTCGATGAGCGGCTCGACGATGTCCGGCGCGTACTTGACGGTGAACTCTTTCACCGACTGGTTCGCCTTGAACTCATAGATGTAGACCATCGAGTGGTACTCGGTGGCCATGTCACCCATCTGACTAGCCAGCCACAGGTAGATGTTCCCTTGGCGGATGTGTGACGGCAGCGGACGTCGAAGCCCCTTCCACAGAGCATCGAGGTCATAGATCTTCTTGCCGTCGGTGGTCTCCACCTGGTACTTGGACAACAACGCAGGGTCTTCCATGCGAAGCGTTCCCATGCCCACGGTCTTCAGCTCGATGAATGAGCCGATGTCCGGGATGGCCCCGTCGGCGTGACCGGCGATTAGGAAGTCGGCCTCAGCGGACAGCGGTACCTCGTCGTACTTGACAGTGGGCTTCTCGCAAACGATGCAGACCTTGGGAGATGTGGCGTACCAGACGGTGCCGCAGGAGATGCACTTCCAGTGGCCCCAGAGCCTTCCCATGTCCCATAACCACGTCTGCCACTTCTCGTGGATCTCGTTCCCCTCGCCGAAGATGTTCTCTAACTGGAAGCTGAACTTCCGGGCGTGAGGGTCGGATGGCTCGGTGGCTGCCAGACGGTAGAACGTCTGCCGAGGACACCAGTCCTTCTTGGCCATCTCACTGGGGTGGATGATGTCTTGACGACGGGTGTTCGGCTCTAGGCTCTTGGCCAGCAGGTGCGCCTGTACGTCACCGAGGAGCGAAGTCTCGACCTTCTTGGTTGCCGCGTAGTCCGCTAGGAGTCCAGTTGGTCGTTGTCGTCTTCGCGCAGTTCCGGTGGTGTTGGCTCGTGCCACGCTAGCTGTCTCCAGGTTTTCTTCGGGTTGTTTCGTCTGAGCTGGCGTCGGTCGTACTCCGGCAGTCCGCCGTAGACGCCGTAAGCCAGGTTGTTTACCAGGGACCAGGTCAGACACTCCTGCCGCAGTGGACAAGGGCCTGGGACGTCCTTAGTGCCGGTGTTGCAGATCTGCAATGCCAGCCACTCGTCCTCGAAGAAGATCTCGGGATCTTCCTCAAGACACCGGGCTCGCTCGTCCTCGGGATAGTCCTCGTTCCCCCAGTCAGGGGCCGGGGTCCGCAGCCGCATCACCATGTGTAGCTCGCAATGTAGAGAAGACCTCGTCGGACATAACCCACCAGTCTCGATTTCCCATGCGGATGCCAAAGAGAGATTCTCGACCGTCCAGGATTGCGATCTTCTCCGCTTCCAGTAGCTCGGACAGTTTGAGGCTGAACGACATCTTGTCCGTGAACTTGAACTCGACTGACCATTCGTCAGTCCTCATGTCGTTCTTCTGGATCCACTGGTTCCCTGACGCTATGGTCGTCCGTCCTCCCAGTGACTTCGCCCCGTCCTTCTCCTGCTTGCGCGACATCTTCAGTCGCCGATCCACGCTTGCTCCTCTTGACGGTCTTCTTGCCTGCTGTGGCGGCTGCGTTGAGTTCTTCGTCCGTCACTGGCTCTTGGCGCTGGAAAGCCACAGCGAGGACTTCCTGCTTCACCTGCTCCAACAGGTCGGGAGACTCACGCAGCGCTTGAACGAGCGCGTCACGTCCCTGGATTCGGTTACCACCGACGTCAAAGTACGCACCACGACGCTGGATGACCCCGTACAAGACGCCGAGGGTCACGATCTCCTTGACCGTGTCGTACTCGCCCTTCTTGAAGCTGAAGCCGTCTATCGTCGCGTCGCTGAAGTAGAAGTCGACGCTGGCAACCTGCTGTGGAGCGGCTGACTTGTTCTTGATGGTCTTGACCTTGATGGTCTGGCCTACGTTGACCTCGCCCATCCCAGGCCGCTTCTCTTTGATCCAGTCGTCTCGACGGACCTCGACACGCACGTAGAAGGCGAAGTTCTTGGCGTTCCCGCCGGGTGTGGTCTTCGGAGTGCCGTGCGGCGAGTAGCCACCGATCTTGTCTCGGTACTGGTTGATGATGATGCCGAGTATCGGGCGGTCAGCCGGGTCGGTGAGGGATCGCTTTGTGGCGGCTCCCGCCTTGCGGAAGAACTTGCCGGTGAGGCGTGCGCCGAGAGCCATGACGGCCTCGTCCATGTCCTTCTCGGCTTCCTCATCAGCGATGAGAGCCGGGTAGGAGTCGAGGACGATGCAGTCGACCGACCGGGAGGCTGCGAACTCCAGCATGGTCTGGTAGGCGAACTCCATGCCCTGTGTGGGGATCACGAGTACGCGCTCGTTGTCAACGCCGAGAGACGCTGCCCATGATTCGTCGTAGTGCTCGGCAGCTATCCACAGTGTGGTGAAGTCGGGATCGGCAGCCTGATTGGCAGCGATTGTCTTGTAGACGATTGTTGTCTTGCCGTGGCTTTCCATACCCACGACTTCGACCCACTGGTTTCCAGGCCAGCCGCCCCCGATAGCGATATCGAGAGCGACTGACCCGGTTGTGAAGCGACGAGCTATTTTCATCTGGGACGCGACTACGATGGTCCCTTCGCCCTCAGCCTTATTGATCTTCGCGGCGAGTGCGAGTGCTTCTTTGTTGATCACGCTTTGACTGTTCTCCGTACCTTGTTCGAGGTCTGGAGACTATCAGTTAGGCGACTGTGTGTCTACTCTTGTCAGACGCCGCAGACGCCGCCTACGCAGGCGTTCTCCAGCCCGAACTCCTCATATTCATAACCCACCCAGTCCTTCGCTTCGTCGTAACTGACGACGTTCAGTGGTTGGCCTCCGCGAGCCCCGTCTGGGTAGACGGTGACGCCTCTGATCGACGGGAGGTAGGTCATGAGCATGTTGCCGAAGTCGGCCTTGTCGAAGGTCTGCTTGTCAGCCGACGGGAGGTTCAATGTCGAGGAGATCCCGTGGTCGACCCACTGCTGGACCCATGCCTGGAAGGCGATGCGCCGCTCGGGGTCATTGGCCAGGTCGTACGCCGTCTCCAGCTTGGCCGGGTCGATGCCCTTGTCGATGAGGCGCTGCGCAAGGGCGTCGATGACGTACTGGAAGTGCCACGTGGTGCCCTTCAGGTAGCGGCGCTTCATCGCGATGGCGAAGAGTGGCTCGATGCCTGTGGTGGTCTCGGCCAGGATGCCGATGGTGCCCGTTGGGGCGATGGCGCGAGTCTTCACCGGCCGTGATACACCGAGGAAGTCGGCGAACGCGTTAGCGTACTCACCGCTACGGGCATAGGCATCCAGCCATGTGGCCAGCTCGTCGTCAGGACCGTACGACTTGCCTCGAACCACCAACCACTCGTAGATGCCCATGAGTCCCAGACCTAGGCGGCGGTTCTTGGTGCGGGTCTTCTCGACGCCCTCGTAGGGCACCTTGCTGTAGAGCGTGCCGCAGAGGAGGAACGCGGTGCCTACCTTGGTCAGCCGCTCCATCTCTTCGAGACTCTCGACGCGAGCCAGGTTGATGGAGCCGAGGTTGCAGATGTCGTTGTCGTCGGCGCTGGTGACCTCGGTGCAGTTGGAGATGATAACGCCCTCAGCCTGGAATGAATGCTCCTCGACGCGAACGTCAGCGCAGTAGACCGGCTGCACGACGTGCGGCTCTACTGACACCACCAGCACATCGGTGTGCGAGAAGGCTGGTGCATCTCCCTTAGGAAGGGAAACGTGAAGCACATCGCCAGGCTTCAGATCACCTGCAGGTACCCTGTCGATGCTGACTAGCCGTCTGCGTGTTCCTGCCCCGTGGTAGCGCTCCACAAGGAAGGGGTGACTGGGGTCGGCGTCGATGATGCGCCCTCCAGTCATCCGCACACGAACGGTCTGCGCTGCGTCGTCGGTCTCCTTGAACACCACATCCGAGGCCCACTGCTTGCCGGTCCAGATGCTCGTTGGCTCGCCGACGATGTCTCCGACCGAGCGGTAGCCGTCGGAGGTCAGCACCTTCGTGTATGCAGCCACCGGCGCATTTCGGAGGTTCTCCCCCGCGTTGACGCCGACGTCAATGGAGAAGCCTGGCTCTCCGGTCGTAAGCATCTGCTCGATGACTTCCCAGTAGACGGCCTGAGCCCACTCGTGCTTCTCGTGTTCTTGGTGGTCGTAGGCGTCGAAGAACTCATCGTCGAGGATGACGGAGATGTTGGTCATGTCCATCGGCGCGTAGGCGTTGAAGTCCTTCGCCTTCATGGCCTTGATGTCGTCCGACCAGTCCTTGATGTGGATGAACTTGAAGACGTCAGGGTGCCACCAGTGCAGGCCTGCCCAGATTGCTGCTCGCCGTGACCCGCCCTGCATGATGTGTCGGCCGGTCTCGTTGACCATCTGCATGAACGCGAGTGGGCCAGTGGACTTGCCACCCATCCCCTTGACGAGCGCGCCTTCCTCACGCAGAGCACTCCAGACGATGCCGATCCCTGCACCCGTCATGAGGCCGCTAGATACACGCATGAGCAGGTCAGAGATGCTCTCTCGGCTGTCCTCAACCTTGAGCAGCAGACAGTTCTGGGTCTGATGGAAGCGCTTGCCGGTGGCGTATAGGTACCGACCGCCGGGCATGAACTTGCGCTCGGCAATGTAGGTGATCATCTCTTCGACCAGATGGGGGAAGTACGGCCCCATGACGTTCTCGACCACGCGACGCGGGGTTGATTTAGACCCCGGTCCCGCGTCTTCCCAGGTCTCCCCTGGCTCGGCGTATTTCTGTTGGAAGATGGTATTGGCGAAGGGGGACATGGGTTCAGACAAGGAGGTACTCACTTATGTGTCGCAAATGGAAAAGGAAGGGTCTAGCTAGCCGATGCGGCCTTGGATGATTTCAGGGTGCCAGTTGTTCGTAACACCCCCGCCCCCAGAGCCAACAAGCTGCTTGGTCTGCTGGGAGGCGGCGCTGCCGGACGAAGACGTCCCGCCACTGATTACCAACTGATTGAATCGAGGGTTATACCCGCAGTTGAAGCAATGCGTCATGCTCGACGAGGAGATCCCTTGGTCTCCCCCTTGGAGCGTCGGCTTAAAGTAGTTCTCACTCAGGCAGTTTGGGCACTTCTCTGTCAGGTGGGAGCTGGCGACCGCTGCCTTCGCCGAGACGATCTGAGCCACATCGGCCTGAGGGGCTCCCAGAGGCTCCTGGCGAGGCGGGAGGTGCTGAGGTGCCTGCGGTGTCTGCGGGAGCCACCAGGGGGCCGCTGAAGGCTGTACAGGGGCCGTCTGGCTAACCTGCTGCGCAGGCGCTGCGGGGATGCCGAGCTGCTGCGCCCAGAAGTTACTCAATGCCAACGATCCTATTCGGTCCCGTGGTGAGGACCCCTAGCTCCAGCAAGAATGCGATAACGGCAGCGGACGTGCTACCGACGACGAGACGGAGGTGCATACGCTCCTCGTCCTCGTCTTCCGAGACCAACTGCTGTGTGACAACCTTAGTATCGGTAACAACATCCGATGCAAGCGCAGCCGCCAAGGCGACCTCGTTGGCAACGGGAGTCAAGAGGTTCAGCGTCTTGTGTGCGGCGTCGTGTTCCATCTTGGAGACCTCGGGACTCTCCGGCAGCAGCCCACCCTTAAGAGCGACTGCGTCGGCGACAGGGCACGGGGCTACCAACCAGGTCATCTGCCGCTTCATCGACTGCAGGGTCGGCATGGCCGCGATTTCGGTCACTTGGCTTCACTCCACTTGTCGACTACCTTGATGTCGGCCTTGAGAGGCGTGACGAGGAGCTTCTGGATACCTTCTCCAAGAAGAGCCTCGCTGATGATCTGCACGCCTTCCTCGGCCCGATCTTCCGGGCAGATCGTGACAAGTTCGTCGTGAACGGTAAGAATCAACGGCATCTCGACGGGCAGCGTGTTGTCAGCTCGGATCATCGCGAGCTTGATCAGGTCAGCAGCGCTGCCCTGAATGACGGAGTTCACGGCCTGCCGCTCGGCAGACATGCGAACACCGTCATTCATTGAGTTTATGCTCGGCAGCCGTCGTTTTCTGCCCAGCAGCGTCTTGACGTGGGGTGGTCTCCGGCTCCGGCAGGCAGTTATCACCTTCTCCTTGAACCGGTAGATCTCCGGGAATGTCCGCTGGTGGACTTCAAGCAGCCTCTTGGCTTCGGGCACGCTGATGTTGGCCATGCTCGCGACCTTGTCGTTCCCAGCGCCGAAGACCACGGCGAAGTTCAGGGACTTGCCGTAGTCCTGGCGCTCCTGGGGCAGGACGTCTTCCGGCTTCTTCCCGAGCACACCGGCTGCGGTCATGGTGTGAGGGTCGACCCCCTCCAGGAAACCTTGGTAGAGCTTCCCTGGGCCCGCGAAGTGCGCGAGGACGACCAGCTCGATCTGACCGTAGTCAGCCACGATGAGCTTGTGTCCCGGAGGTGCTACGAAGAGTCCCCGGATCTTGCTACCCAGCTCGGTGCCTGGACGTGGCACGTTCTGCAGGTTTGGCTCGCGGCAGTTGTGGACGATGAACCCGTTGGCTATGAAGGAATGGTCGTCAGCGACTTCGAGGTCCCAAACTCCCATTGGTGCCACAAAGGCAACTTCTCGAACGGTGACTTCTTCCCATGCAGCTTGGCGTGCCCAGACCTCGTCGCCAACGCCAAGTTGTCCAGTGAGTTGTTTGTCTTGTCCCCGTCGATGTGATGTACCTCCAGATGGCTCGGGAGAAAGTCCAAGCCCAGTGCTTCGGCCATCACCGCCCGGTGTGACAGCACATAGCGGTCCCCGACCTTGCGTTGCAGGTAGCCTTGCGCTGTGCGTATCTCCCCCTTGTAGTTGTGGTGCTGGGAGCCATACCGCCCGAGCATCGGGTTCAGGTTCCCCACCCGTGACCGGGAGTAGCGGAGAGCCTTCTCCTGCCGAAACTCCTCGTCGTCCATAAACATCTGGAGTATCCGAGAGACGTTCTGGAAGGTTGTGCCACAGAGTCTTGCAGTCTCTTGGATTGTTGGCTTCTCCTCTGAGCGGTAGGTGTCCAGCACTCC